TGTTTTAGGGCTTCAAAGCGGATAAACTCAAATCTACCATAATCGAGTGAAATACTTTCGCCATCGACAAAACCCAAAGTAACTATATAGGTCATGAGACTAAAAAGTGCTTGGATACCTTCGTTGGACTTAAGACTTTCCCAATCTAATAACGCACTTTTAAGAAATTCAACAAATTTTTCACAGGTCCAATCTCTCAGGAATTGGAACTGTGCGATATTCTTCTTCACATATTCATATACATACATACACATAGAGGAACCAGCATGGACCTTACCATACTCTAAAGCTGCGAGGAACAACTTAAGAATTCTATTATCTGAACTAACAAATATGCTGGTGGAGAATAATGTTTCCAAAATGGAAACAATAGTCTCCGGGCTAATATTCTCATAATCCTCCAAGGATTTTGAGAGAAATTTGAACGTCTCTGGAAAATTGAAGTTAAAGTTCTTGTTTGGTGGTGCGGTGGAGCCACCACTTGCTTCTTGATTAGAATGAGGTACAATTTTCTCACGTTTCTTTTTACGTTTCTCGGTTTTCTTAACTTCATCGGGTGTTTTTCTACTGGCCGCATGCGCTTTTTGATTACGCATGCGCGTTCTATAATCGTTCCTCAATGCCATCTTGTCATTAGAGGGAACTTCAACACTATTGGTGTTAAACCGCGTCTCCGACGCGGATTTGTTTTTGGTTTTTCGCTTGTTAGCATTTTTAAAATCGGAATTCGTCTCCACCACGAATAACCTGTCGGGGGTGCCAACTGAAGCCACACGCATTGCGTGGTCAGTTAGCGGTGTGTTACCTAATGCCGGAGCACTCGCAACACTGCATTCCTCTCCTTGTTCAGGAGAAGCCTTAGGGGGGCTAACCCCAAGGGTAAAATTCATTTTCAAGAAATTTATGTATCTTCAACTCTGAGAAAGTATGTAGTACAAAGGACTCTTAGGGATCCTGGACAGGGTAACTTCAAAAGAACTGATTTTAAATCTAGTCGCGTGTGAACATCAGTTCACACACGAGAGATGGGATATCAGGTATCCACAGGGGGGGTGTCGATTACACCCATAGATCTAGTTATAAAAACTTGTATACCATAAGGTATATCTCTAAACAGAGAATCAGTAAATTACATGTAAACAAATATAACAAATTCAAGATATATTTCTTGAAACAATTGAATCATTTAACAATAAACAAAACAAAGAATATTTGCGGGCAAGCAAATAACGTAGAATGAAAAAACTTCTACGGTTCGATAAAACGACATATGAGGGGAATCCCCATACGACGAACAGTTCAAATAGGACTGGTGGTCCATATTCGTTAATAACGAGCAT